CCGACCACCGCCGACCTATTCGAGCGACAAGCATGAGCGGATTCATCGCCGGCGGCATTCCAACGACCGCCTTCCCGATCGGCAACGGCACCTTCTGGCCAGAGATTGACGGCCAGCATTTGCGCGCCGCCATGCGTATCACTGATGCCGTCACTGACGATCGCCTAGAAGTCGCGACGGTCAACGCCATGATCGAGGCAAACCGGGAGCTTGCAGGCTACCGGAGTGCCCAGCAGGCCTTGGGCTTTGCCACGTTGTCCGACGTGCCTGCCGAGCAAATCAAAAACGAAAGCCAGCTGCTGCACCTCTACCGCCGCGTCATTTATTGCAACGCGCTGGCCGAGTTGGTGGAGCGCTACAGCAGTTTTGACGCCACCAATAGCGGCGAGAAGAAGGTCACCGAGGAAGAAAGCAGCGCCGACCAACTGCGTCGAGATTCGCGCAAAGCACTGCGCAGTCTCCTTGGTATCAGCCACACCACCGTGGAGCTGCTGTGATGCCCGTCGTGATCGCCAATCAAGGTGAAACGGTCGATGCCATTTGCTGGCGAATCTACGGTCGCACGGCAGGCGTCACCGAAGCCGTGCTGGATGCCAATCCGGGACTGGCCGACCTCGGCACGACCCTGCCGCACGGCACCCTGGTGCAGTTGCCGGAGGTGGCCCCCCAAGCAGAACAACGACAGATGGTGAACCTATGGAACTGAACACCGCTAACCAAGGAATCCAAAACCATGGCTGATCCAACCTCCGGCGTCATCAGTGGCCTATTGATGGGCCTTGGCCTGGCCACCGCCGTTCCCCTGATCGATGGCAACGCACTTTTCGGCGCCGTGCTCGGGGCCTGGCTGGTGACCAGCATGAAACACGATCTCAAAGCCTGGCAGAGAGTCGGTTCACTACTGCTCTCCGGCGGTGTCGGCTACTTGTTTGCCCCCGTGGCGCTGCTGGTGGTGCCGTTCATCACCAGTGGCGGAGCGGCCTTCAGCTGTGCCTTGGTGGTCATTCCGATCAGCATTAAGGCCATGGTCTGGGTAGAACAGGCGGACTTCTGGGACATCCTTCGCCGCATCCGGGGAGGTAACTGACATGCCGACCATTACCTTGTTCATCCCGTTGCTGACGGCATTGGCCTACTTGCTGGGCGCCTTGCGTCTGGCTTGCTACTCGCGGGGAGAAGCGCGATTTCGGCGAAGCATTTCGCTGCTGGCTAGCCTGTTCGGCGCTTCGATGTGTTTGTCCGGGCTGGAGATTCTCCTGTACCGACCTCCCGTCAGCATCTGGCAGGCCACCACGACCGTGCTGCTCTGCACCCTGATTTTTCGATCTCGCGGCAATGTCGCCGCCCTGCTGAGGCCTAGCGAATGACCATCGCCCTGCGTCATGGCGACCGCTCACAGGCGGTGCGCGATCTACAAAAAAAACTCAATGCTCACGGTGCCAATTTGGTGGCCGATGGCGACTACGGTGACGCCACCGAAGCCGCAGTGCGTGCTTACCAGGTGAAAGTGGGATTGGTAGCGGACGGCATCGCCGGCACTAAAACACTGGCCAGTTTGATTGGGGGTGATTGTCGGCAGCTGCTAAAGAACCAGGATCTGGTCAATGCCGCCATACGCCTCGACATCCCGCTGGCCAGCGTAATGGCGGTCAACGAGGTTGAGTCCCAGGGACGGGGTTTCCTGGACAACGGCAAGCCGGTCATCCTGTTCGAACGCCATATCATGTACCGCCGACTAGCCCTGCCTCGCCATGATGGCGACGACGTCGAGCAGCTACAGCAGCACGCCGACCAGCTGGCGGCCAGCAATCCGGCCGTGGTCAACCCGCGTGCCGGGGGATATGCCGGCGGCACCGCCGAACACCAGCGCTTGGCACACGCCCGGCTCATCGATGACACCTGCGCGTTGGAGTCGGCCAGTTGGGGCTCCTTTCAGATCATGGGCTTTCACGCCGTACGCCTGGGCTACTCCAGCGTGCAGGAATTTGCCGCCCGAATGGCCAAGGACGAAAACGAGCAGTTCGAAGCCTTCGTGCGTTTCCTCGAGGCCGACCCGGCACTGTTGAAGGCGCTCAAGGCCAAGAAATGGGCTGTGTTTGCCAAGGGTTACAACGGCCCCGATTACCAACGCAATCTATACGACATCAAGCTGGAGCGGGCCTTTCAACGGCATGCTGCCGGCTGCCCTTTCCCGGAGGCCGCATGATCGATTTCGAGGCTGTGAAACGCTTGAACGTACAGGACGGCGATCTGCTGGTGGTGCCACCGGATAGCGATTCGCACGACATGGAACTGCTGATCAACGCGCTATACGTCCAAATGCCAGGCCGCAAAGTCATCATCATTCGCGGCCCGGTGCAGCAGCTGGATGTCGGCGACATGAATAAGCTCGGCTGGTACCGCGCATGAGCACCCTGCGCCAGGTGCTGTATGGCCTCGCCTTGCTTGGCGCCTTGGCGTTATTGATTTGGGGTCAGGACCAGCGCATAGCGATCGCCGACAAGAACACCGAGCTGGCAGAGGAAAACCTCAAGACTGCCCGAGGCGATGCTGACCGCAATCTGGCTACCGCGAACAGCCTGCGCGACTCACTGCAACAGGAGCGCAATGCGCAAGCCAATCTGCGCACTCAGCAGGATCAACTGCGCCAGGGCTTGGCCAGCCGTGAACGAACGATCGAGGAGTTGAAGCGTGAAAACACCGACTTACGTTATTGGGCTGCCCAGCCTCTGCCTGATGTTGCTCGCCGGCTGCGCGAGCGCCCCGCCCTCATCGGCGCCGACGCTTATCGTCAGTGGTTGTCCGGCCGTAGTGCCGTGCCGCCTGCCAGCGACGGGACCGGACAGTAACGGCGCCTTGCTCACCGATCAGGACCGCGCTGAGGCCGCTTGGGCGGACTGTGCCGCCCAGGTCGATTTGGTTTACCAACACCAGGTGCAAAATGAACAAGCCCGATAGTCTCCGCGCCCATCTGCTCGCTGCCATACCAGAGCTCAAGCACAACCCCGATCGCCTGTTGATCTTTATCGACAACGGCAAGATCCGTTGCACCGCGGCTGCCGGCCTGTCCTTCGAATATGCCTACGACCTGCAGATCATCCTGACCGACTTCGCCGGCCATCCCGACAGCGTGATGCTGCCGCTGCTGGGCTGGCTGCGTGTGAACCAATCGGAATTGCTGGTCAACCTGGACAAGTCCGCCGAGGGCATCAAGTTCGAAGCCGATGTCATCGACCACAGCAAGGTCGACATGAGCCTCAGCCTGCCGTTGACCGAACGCGTCATCGTCAAGAAACAGGACGATGGCACCTTCACCGTCAAACATGCTGCCGAACCGCAGTACACGGCCTACGAAAAGATCGAAGGCCCAATCCAGGTGTTTGCCGACGGCGTTCTGCTCGCCGAATGGCAGGCGCCACAACCGACCGATGCCGTGGCGTTGGCCACCCCCCATCCGCAGCGCCCCGCCAATGAGTGACCTGCACGCGTTGGAGGACTGGGCCGGCCTGCTGCTGCACCGTATCGAGCCGGCGGCTCGAACCAAATTGGCCAGGACCATTGCCCAGCAGCTGCGACGCAGTCAGCAACAGCGGGTCACCGCCCAACGCAACCCGGACGGCAGCCAATACGCTCCACGCAAGGCACGTGACCTGCGCGGCAAACAAGGCCGCATCCAACGCAAAGTGAAGATGTTCCGCAAGCTACGCACCGCCAGTTATCTCAAGGCCAAGGGTGACAGCAACCTGGTCAGCGTCGGGTTTACCGGGCGGATTGCCCGCATCGCCCGCGTCCACCAATATGGCCTGAAGGATCGCGCCGAACGGGGAGCCCCTGATGTTCGCTACGACCAGCGGGAAGTGCTGGGCTTCACCGATGCCGACCTTGAATTGATCCGCGACACCCTACTGGCCCACCTGACCCTGTAACCACCCGCGCTACAAGTTCCCCCGGCTGCGCTCGCGTGCGCGTGGCGCCACCATCGGCGGCATGACCAATATCGCCGCCCTCTCCCGCCTGCTGGAAAACCTCATCCGCTTCGGCACCGTTGCCGAAGTACAGATGCAGCCGCCGCGCGTGCGTGTAAAAACCGGCGATTTGCTCACGGCCTGGTTGCCATGGATTGCCCTGCGTGCCGGCCTGGACAAGGACTGGAACCCACCCACCGTAAACGAGCAGGTCATTCTGTTCAGCCCGTCCGGTCAACTTGCCAACGGCGTGGCACTCACCGGCATTTTCAGCGACGAACATGCGGCCAATGGCGACCGCGAAGGCCTACACCGTCGCACCTACCGCGACGGCGCCATCATCGAATACGACAGCATCGCCCATCATTTGAGGGCCGTGCTGCCCGAGGTCGGCACCAGCGAGCTGATCAGCAAAGGTGGTATCCACATTGTCGGCCCCATCACCCATGAGGGCGACTACACCCAGACCGGCAATCAGAACATCACCGGAACGGTCACCGTCTCGGAAGATGTCATCGCCGCCGGTATCAGCCTGGTCAACCACCCGCATGGCGGCGTGAGGGCCGGCCCTGATCAGTCAGGAAAACCCCTATGAACCGAGAAACCGGCAGCGCCATAGGCGACCTGGAACACATCCGCCAGTCGATAACCGACATCCTGACTACGCGCATCGGAACCCGGGTCATGCGCCGCGATTACGGCAGCTTGCTGCCCGAGCTGGTGGACCAGCCCTTCAACGACGCCACGCGGCTGCGCGTGTATGCCGCCACCGCCATGGCCCTGTTGCGTTGGGAGCCCCGAATCAACCTCAGTCGCGTGCAGTTCAGCGGTGTCAGCCTGCAGGGTGAGGTTGTTTTGGAACTGGAAGGCGCCGAAGTCGACAGTAATCAACAGCACAACCTGAGTATCCCGTTGCAACTGGGGGCCAGCGTATGAACACCTTTGTCCCAATCGATCTCAGCCAGCTACCGCCTCCGCAAATCGTTGAGCAAATCGACTTTGAGTTGATCCTGGCCGAGCGCAAGGCCTATGCCATCAGCCTGTGGCCGGCGGACGAGCAAGCGAAAATCGCTGCACGCCTCGAGCTAAAGTCGGAGCCGCTGACCAAGCTGCTCGAGGAGAACGCCTACCGCGAGACCATCTGGCGCCAACGGGTCAACGAAGGCGCCGTTGCCAACATGCTTGCCCTGGCCCAAGGGGCCGATCTGGAAAACTTGGCGGCGAATTACAACGTCGAACGCCTGGTGGTGCAGATCGGCAACCCCAGCGCCGTGCCACCGATCCCCGAAGTCCTGGAGAGCTACGACAGTTTGCGCGAGCGTGCCCAAATGGCGTGGGAAGGCCTCAGCACCGCAGGCCCGCGCAACAGCTACATCTTTCACGCCCGCGCTGCCGATGGCCGCGTGGCCGATGCCACAGCAGAAAGCCCAAGCCCCGCAGTCGTGGTAGTTACGGTGCAATCTTTGCTGGGCAACGGCACCGCAGACGCGAGCTTGCTCAGCATCGTCAACACCTACCTGAGCGACGAAGACCGGCGGCCTGTGGCGGATCGTCTAACCGTGCAGAGCGCGGCTGTTATCCCTTATCAAGTCAGCGCCAGGCTCTACCTGAAGACCAGCGGCCCCGAGTCCGAGCCGATACTTGCCGCTGCGAACCAACGCCTACTGGCCTACGTGCATCAACGTCGCCGGCTGGGTATGGAGGTATCTGAGTCCGCCATCCACGCCGCCCTGCACGTCGAGGGTGTGCGCAAGGTAGAGCTGGATGCCTGGAGCGATATCGCCGCCACGCCGTACCAGGCGCCGTACTGCACCGCCATCACGCTGACACAGGGTTCGGAGTAATGAGCTCCGTGTCGCTGTTACCGGGCAATGCCAGCCAGTTGGAACACCTGGCCGCCCAAGCACTCGCGCAAATTCAGCGCACACCAATTCCGCTGCGCCAGCTTTGGAACCCAATGGCGTGCCCGGTCGATCTGCTGCCGTATTTGGCTTGGGCCTTTTCGGTCGATCGCTGGGACAGCAAATGGACGGAAGCCACCAAACGCGCCGCCATCCGAGCGGCGTACTACATCCACTCTCGCAAGGGCACCATCGGCGCCCTGCGCCGTGTGGTCGAGCCGCTGGGCTATCTCATTGAAGTGGTGGAGTGGTTCGAGACCATTCCCGAAGGCGTCCCAGGCACATTCGCGCTGAAGGTTGGCGTACTGGATACCGGCATCACCGACGAGATGTACCAAGAGCTCACGTTCCTCATCGATGACGCCAAGCCCCGTAGCCGGCACCTGACAGGCCTAGCCATCAGTCTCGAAACAACCGGCCACCATTACCTTCGCGCCGTGATTTACGAGGGTGACGAAATCACCGTGTACCCGCCCATTCAACGCGACATCGAAGTCACTGCCGTCATCGGCCGGGGCGGTCGCGATCACATCATTGACACTCTGGATGTATTCCCATGATCGACCAGACCTCTCAGTTCTTCGCCATCCTGACCAACATCGGCCTGGCCAAACAAGCCAATGCGGATGCCCTGGGCATCGCCTGGAAGATCACCCAGATGGGGGTCGGCGATGCCAACGGCACCGAGCCAATGCCTTCGGCTACCCAGACCGCACTGATCAACGAGCGCCGCCGAGCCCCGCTCAACCAGCTCAAGGTCGACCCAGCCAACAGCGCGATCATCATTGCCGAACAGGTCATTCCTGAAGACGTCGGCGGCTGGTGGATTCGTGAAATCGGCCTGTATGACGCTGACGGCGACCTGGTAGCCATCGCTAACTGCGCTCCGTCGTTCAAGCCGCTTCTCACGCAAGGCTCAGGCCGCACCCAAGTTGTGCGCATGAACATGATCGTCAGCAACTCCAGCAACGTCGAACTCAAGATCGATCCCAGCGTGGTTCTGGCCACACGCGCTTATGTCGACGCAAAAGTCCTGGAGGAACTGAACAAGCTGGACGGCAAGCAATCGGTGTTGGTAGCTACCACGGCCAACATTGCGCTGGCGGGCCTGCAAACGATCGACGGTGTGGCAGTGCCGGCGGGCGCACGGGTGCTGGTAAAAAACCAGACGGTAGCCAAGGACAATGGCATTTGGATTGCGGCCGCGCCGGCTTGGACCCGCGCGCCGGATGCCGACACCAATGCCGAAGTGACGTCGGCGTTGCTGACATCGGTCGAGCAAGGCGCGACCCTGGCCGACACGCGTTGGCAACTAGTCACGGACGGATTGATTGTCGTGGGCACCACGGCACTAACGTTTCAAAACGTGACCCAAGGCTTTGCGCCGATTAACTCGCCGGCGCTAATCAACCCCACGGCGAACACGCCTGATCAGTTCGACAGCTCGTCGCGCCTGATTAATTCGGCGTTTGCCAAGCGTATGGGCGTCGAGTATTCGGTCTTCGAAACGTTTGGAATCAACACAGTGCTGGGCGCATCGCACGTAGGTGGCGTTGCCGCCGGTAGTTCTCCTACGCCGATCAGCTTCACGCTGCCCCCGGTAGCCGGGCTTCCAGACGGCGCGACGGTTGAGGTGGTGGATGTTGGACCTGGGGCGCTCACTGTTCTGCCGTCCGGAACGGACGTGTTGGCGGCTCCGGTCGGCAACCTCCTGGCAAATATTGTTTTGAACGCGGGGGATAACGCCGAATTCGTGAAATTGCCGGGTGGCTGGCGCCTGCGTAGCGGGTCCATGGCCCTTAAATATGCGTCCATGATGTCCGGCCCGAATTTCATTACTCAGCCACAGTTCGCTAATGACAAGTCGGTTGCGACGACTGAGTTTGTGCAGCGGTCGCTAGGTAGCTGGCGTGGCTTCGTTACGTTGGGAGGTTCGCGAGCTTTGACGGCGGCCGATATCGGTAACGCACTGTACATCGGCACAAACGGAACAACGCTTACCTTACCAACGCCAGCCAGTCTTGGTGCCCCGCTGAGCGCGGCTTTTACCGTGCTTACGACAAGTGCTTCCGGCACTGTTGTTCCGGGTGCGGGTGCGGCTATCAACTACGACACTCCGGCCCTAGCCAGCTTGGCAATCAAGAGTGGGCAGGTCGTGACGTTTATAGCCGTGTCGCCCACGATTTGGCAGGTGATTAACTCGACAGCGGAACTCAAGCGCAACGCGGACTTCTTCGCATCCCTGGGCGCCAGTGGCCATCAGAGGCTGCCGAGCGGGCTGATTTTTCAGTGGGCGAAAACTTCTTCCGGTGCAGTTCCTCCAGGCGGCCAAAGCTTTCCGGCGAACTGGCCTACCGCCTTTCCGAACGCCTGTTTGTTTGCGTCTGCCAGTTGTGATGGAACCGGATCAACAGGGAACGTATTGGGTACAACCGTCTACAACGTAACTCTGTCGGGTCTTGGCATAACGGTGACCAACACGGGCGTAAATCAGATGACCGGCGGCACTTTCTACTTCGGCATCGGTTTTTAAGGAGAGATCTATGTACGCTTCAAAATCTACGCGCGGTTTTTATGATCCCGAATATTTTGGGTGCCTTCTGATCGTTATCCAAGATCCTGAGTGGATCAGGCCGATGACCGATATCGTCTTGCTGCCTGGCGAGTCTGCATGGGCTGGTGAAGAGCTGCTGACGAACCTGGGCGATGAGCCGCAAACGTTCAGCATTCCAGATATGAACGCAATCCCTGACACGGTGGAGGTGGCGAATCCGGCCTGCTCGATTCCTGCAGACGCGGTAGAAATCTCCGCTGAGTTTCATGCCGAGCTGTTGGCGGGGCAATCGGGAACCAAGGTGATCGCCTGGGGCAATGATGGCTATCCGTTCTTGGGTGATATGCCGCCGCCCTCGCCGGAAGAACTTGCGGCAGTTGAACGTGTCTGGCGTGACGGCAAGCTGGCCGCAACGGACGGCGTCGTAAGCCGGCACCGCGACGAGCTGGAGGAAGGCATTACCACCACGCTCACGGTCGAGCAGTACACCGAGTTACAGGTTTATCGCCGTCAGTTGCGCGACTGGCCACAGACGGGAGAATTTCCGTTGCTCGATCACCGACCACCAGCACCAGAATGGCTCGCCGAGTACCTGTAAGCCTTACGCGTACAAGTCCTCCCGCTCGCCGAACCATCGCGCGCGCGGCAGCCTGTGCAGTGTCTTTCCACCACTGCGCAGGCAATCCCCATGGCCGACGAATACCATCACGGCGTGCGAGTCCTCGAAATCAACGAGGGCACTCGCCCCATTCGCACCGTTTCCACCGCTGTCATCGGCCTGGTCTGTACTGCCGAAGACGCCGATGCCACGATGTTCCCCCTGGACACTCCTGTCCTGATCACCAACGTACAATCCGCGATCGGCAAAGCCGGTACCGAAGGCACGCTGGCTGCCAGCCTGCAGGCGATTGCCGACCAGACCAAACCGGTCACCGTCGTGGTGCGAGTCGCCACCGGCGTCGATGATGCCGCGACCACCAGCAACCTGATCGGCACCACCACCGCCGCCGGCAAGTACACCGGTATGAAAGCCCTCCTCGCGGCCAAATCTCGCTTGAAGGTCACCCCACGCATTCTCGGTGTGCCAGGTCTCGACACCCTGCCAGTGGCCACCGCGCTGGTGGCTATCGCCCAGCAGCTGCGCGCCTTCGCTTATGTCAGTGCATCGGATTGCCAAACCAAGGAAGAAGCGACGACCTATCGCGAGAACTTTGGTGCCCGCGAAGTCATGGTCATCTGGCCGGACTTCCAGAACTGGAACACCGTCACCAATGGCACCGTCACCGCCCCAGCCGTGGCCCGAGCGTTGGGCCTGCGCGCCAAGATCGACCAGGAAGTGGGCTGGCACAAAACCCTGTCCAACGTCGCCGTCAACGGCGTCACCGGTATCAGCGCCGACGTGTTCTGGGACCTGCAGAACTCGGCCACGGATGCCAACTACCTCAACGGCAATGAGGTCACCACCCTGATCAACGAGGGTGGGTACCGCTTCTGGGGCAGCCGCACCTGCAGCGATGATCCATTGTTCGCGTTTGAGAACTACACCCGCACCGCCCAGGTACTGGCCGACACCATGGCCAACGCGCAAATGTGGGCCATGGACAAACCCATGCACCCCTCGCTGGTGCGCGACATGCTCGAAAGCATCAACGACAAATTCCGCGAAATGATTGCCGGCGGCTACCTGATCGGCGGCAGCGCCTGGTTCCCCGACGACATCAATGACGAAACCACGCTCAAGGCCGGCAAGTTGTACATCGACTACGACTACACCCCGGTGCCGCCGCTGGAAGACCTCACCCTGCGTCAGCGCATCACCGACCGTTACCTGGTCGACTTTGCCAGCCGCCTCAACAGCTAACCCGGGCCTCCCTTCACGGGGAGGAAACCCTGCGCCTGCCGACCGGAGAACACCGCCATGGCCCTGCCTCGCAAACTCAAGAACATGAACCTTTTCAACGACGGCAGTAGCTACCTGGCCGTCGCCAAGTCCGTCACCTTGCCTGCCCTCGGTCGCAAGATGGAGGCCTATCGCGGTGGCGGTATGAATGGCCCGGTCAAGGCAGATCTGGGCTTCTCCGACGACGGTATTCAGCTGGAATGGAAAACCGGCGGGCTGGATCTGATCTCGCTGCGCCAGTTCGCCACCATCAAGGCGTCCGGCGTGTTGCTGCGCTTCACCGGCTTCTTCCAACAAGACGATACCGAGGAAATGAGCGCCGTCGAAATCGTGGTGCGTGGCCGTCACGAGACCATCGAAATGGGCGATGCCCAGCCGGGTGAAGACACCGAGCACGCCATGACCACCACCTGCAGCTACTACAAACTGATCGTAGACGGTGAAGTCATCATCGAGATCGACCTGCTCAACTTCGTCGAGATGGTCGACGGCGTCGACATGCTCGAAGGCCAGCGAAAAGCGCTGGGCATCTAATTCGAATAGCCCTCGATCGAGGGCGCACCTCACCTCCTGGAGCACACCATGTCCACACCTGAAACCAATGAATCCATTGTTGCCGCGCCTGAAGAGAGCAAGCACGACGAAAATACCGTTCAGCTCGACACCCCAATCCAACGCGGCAAGCAGCTGATCGACGCTGTCACCCTGCGCAAACCCTGCGCGGGCGAGCTGCGTGGCATTCACTTGGCCGAGCTGCTCAACCTCGACGTGGCCAGCTTGATCAAGGTCATCCCACGCATCAGTTCACCAGGTATCACCGCCCCCGAAGCTGCCGGCATGGACCCTGCCGATCTGCTGGCCATCGGCGGCAAGGTCGTCGGTTTTTTGCTGCAGAAGCAGGCGAAGACGGATGCATCCCTCGTTGCGTAGAGGACGCCATGGCCGATCTGGCCGTGGTCTTTCACTGGGCGCCAGCCGACATGGATCGGCTGGGCCTGCAGGAACTGATGGACTGGCGCGAGAGGGCGCGGGTTAGGAGTAGCGCCGATGGCAAATGATCTACGACTTCAGGTATTGCTCAATGCCATCGACAAGGCTTCCGCGCCGCTGCGGCAGATCAGCCAGGGCAGCCTCGAAACGGCCCGGGCGCTGAAGAGCGCCCGTGACCGTCTGAAAGAACTCAACACCCAACAGAATGACATCAGCGCTTGGCGCTCCCAGCGGGCAGCCGCTGAAGAGACCGGCCAAGCAATGGCGGCCGCACAAGCCAAGGTCAAAGGGCTCAGTCAGCAATTCGCGAGCACTGGCGTCCCGACCAAAGCGATGGCCAAGGAATTCCGCGCGGCGGTACGTGAAGCTCAGGCGCTGAAACAAGCCCATCAGCAACAGAGCGAAAAACTCCAGGGCTTGCGCAGCCGGCTACATGACGCTGGTATCAGTACCAAAGCCTTGAATGGTCATGAGCGCCAGCTGCGCGAGCAGATCGACGCCACCAACGCGAGCATCAGCACTCAGGGCAAGCGCATGGCGGCCTTGAATGCACGGCAAGCGCAGGCAGCAAAAATGCGCAGCAACTTCGCCAAGAATCGAGAGATGGTGGGCGTCACCGCAACGGCGGGCGCCAGTGCTGTCGCCACCGGAGCGGCTGCTGGGCTGCCAATTCTGGCGATGGTGAAAAACTATTCGAGCTTCGAAGACGCCATGGCCGGTGTCGCCAAGCAAGTTGACGGTGCCCGCGACGACAACGGCAAACTCACCCAGACCTATTACGACATGGGTGC